GGGGTGCCTGCGGGTTTACCATCACCACACTTAGGTTGAACGGGTTGTAGTTCAAAATACCCTTCTCGTCAATCTATCTTATAAGCCTAAAAATATAATCACACATGTTCATATTCAGATAGTTAGGGACGAGGCATCCTCGATCACTGCTATGTCTTCAGCAGTGAGAGGGTGGTATATATTTTGGTAGTTTAAGAGCATAATTGAGTTGAGAATTGAGTTTTAAAGAATAAACTAATACATATATCGGTCTTTCATTCGTCTGTGGGCACCTCATCAGAGGTGCCCCGATGATCAAGCTCCATTAGGGCAGACGCAGTCCACCCCTTCACATTGCTGGTAATAAACGTGTGGCTTTTCATTAACCCATTAGAGCACATTTTTCCCACGCTCGACCAAGAAGTCAAACAACTAAATAGATGTATCTGCTCTAGAGTGCCAAGTGTGGACAAAGAGAGCCAAGCCGACAGCTATAATGCCAGCCAAGATCCATATCCACACAAACATGTAATTGTTGACTTATTGGGTGCTAGAGAAAGGTCTCCTTCTGGGGTTGTCTCCATCAATTTTGTCTAAGACTCTCAGTTTCATTGAAGCAAGTTGTCGCGTGACGCCAACTTGTATGTCTCCGAAAATCTCTTCTTTTCTGCCTGCTTCGTTCATAAGACTATATCGGTTCCTCTATACATAATCACGCAGTGCTTCCGGAATGACGTCGGCATTCGAGTTCGGGTTATTTAAGTATCTAAACGCAGCATTCAAAGTCTTTTCCCTGTTTTTTTCGATACTTTTAACTGTCAGCCGGAAATTGGTGGAGTAAGCATTAAGAGCGGTGTTGACAACCATTTCATAAATACGTCTTGCTGTATCAAAGTCGAAACTACCCGACTTCATTGTAGGATTATTCAATATCCTCTACAGCTGTCGGCCGGCAAAAATTTCACCATTTACGCAAATTCCGAACTTTGAACAAAAATCTAGCGTAATACCAAAATCTGAAACACCATCTGTAACTATTCCGAAGCCATGGGGTTAGAACATGCTCCTAGGATCCTCTTTCTTGCTCTTGGGAACAAAATAAAGGTTCAACTTTTCACATATCCAATCATATGACTTCTTACTGCTACAGAACTGGGTGTCATCTCCCATCGCTACAAACCTAACATCGTTTCTCATATTCCTAGGCATGTCGTCTAACATGACTTAAACTGCAATAATGGTACATAACGTATTGCCTAGGGTGGTCTGCAACGGAACTCCACTTTGGGTCATGCCCTCTGTCGAGATGGTCATCCAGGGTTTTGTTCGGACACGCTTCGCGATCGTTGACCTTTCAGCGATATGTTTAGGTGTCATCATGGTGATCTCAAATTCCCTGGTTAAACAAGCAGCTGTGATCTTTTCCAGTTCATGGCCAGGGAGGCCGAAATGGCAGCCCAACCATGTGACGACTGCAGGCACCAACGACTTGAGGAAAACCTAGTCGATCACGTCCATGATCGCTCTCGAACGCGATGAGTCGTAGGCGCTAAAATCCATGGCATAAAAACCATCTCCGGGCTATGGCTGTAAAACTTTACTTAAGTATTCAGATAAATCCTAGTTGTTCATGCCATGGCCGAATTAGGGGAGATGTCGCTTCACGCACTCAATGAGAGCACGATTCACACAACCTTACGCCACTTTCATCAGCGGTTGGGGACTGGAAATTAGGCGAGGCCTCATTTTGTTTAGAAAATATTCTCCGTTTTCTATAAAGAAATTCTCCGTACTAGACTTAGCCATGCCATTGAGTTTGTTTAGACCTTTTAGCTGCTCTTCAAAACCTTCAGATTTGGTCTTTTTCTTAGACTATCGTTGATCTGGCAATTCAGCCGGTGCCCGTTGTAAATCCTTAAGCCCGCTGATGTATGATGCTTTCTTGTATGCGGGTTAGGCTCCGAGTTATTCTTTGACGTAGTCCTACGGACTAATTACGGAGTCTTGAAGGAATATAGGGTCGAAAAGTATGTCTCTCACCAATTGCTCAGTCTTTACCTTACACTTCTGCAAGAACTTATTGTCTGGCAGAGGTATAGGAGGGGCTATTCGCCCGTTGAAAGCAGCAAATTGGTTAACGGGGCAACCGGAATAGGCTGCGATTTACTCTCCCTAATAATCAGGCATCATCCTGAAATAAAGCTCGTGTCGGCTCGGGTCACCACAGTTACACATTTCGTAAAGTCTCTCAAGCCATTTAACTTGTTTTTCCGTGTCTGTAAAAACGTCGTACTTGTCGCCTTTCACTATGGTCTGGACAGAATCCGGACCGACAGCTTAGATGACAAGCGCTCTGACTTTCTCCTTTCCCTCAGCACGGAAGAGGCTTACGGGTACGAAACGGTAGATCAAACCAAGACGGATCTCAAATGTGACTATGTTCTGGTTATACAGTAAGAACAACGTCTCGTCACACAGAGTTAATTCGGGAGTCCTGGGACCTTTGTAGTGAGGGGGATAGTCATACCATCCCCAGACTTCACCTTTGCCTAGAGTTTATGGCCTTATCAACATGTTCTTAAGACGGCATTCATGGACGTGTTTCTGTATGGTGTTATCATCGAGTTCATATGGCATCGGTTCGTTTGTATACTCGATTATGTCCGCTTTGTCGTTTACCCTAAGACCCGGACGTTCCAGGTACTCTGGGGTCCAGCGCTCGGTAATCTTCTGCTTCATCACCGTCGTCTGAACGATTTCTTTCAACATGCCTAGCTTGCTCTCTTATATCTCTTCTTCTCTCACAAACTTGGGGTAGTGTTTCTCAAAATTAC